TTTGATCTTGATGTTCTTTGGCTTCTTCTCTTCTGGCAGAATGCGTACAATATCAATCTTAAGCATTCCATCCTTTAGTTCCGCTGCCTTTACTTCCATATATTCACCAAGGGCCCACTCACGAGTAAATTTACGGGCAGCAATTCCACGATGGATAAACTTCGAATCGTTATCCTCTGTGTTTAATTCTCCCTTTACAGTGAGCTTGCCGTCTGCTGTTGATACATCAATATCTGTCTTAGCAAATCCAGCAACGGCTAGTTCGACAACAAAGTTGTCTTCGTCTACCTTGATTACGTTATATGGTGGATAGTTAGTTGCACTTGATACTGTTTGAGCGTGGCTCCATGTATCTAAAGCTCTATCAAATCCAATGAAAAAGGGATCCTTGAAAAGATCCCATGTGTATGTTGTTACCATTTTATTCCTCCTTCAAGCGAATAAGTTAATTTGTTTAGGCCCCTTACGGCGACCTAAATATATTATATCATATTCTAGTCGTTCGGAATATCCCAATCAATATCCATATCGATCAGGCCCTTTTCCCTTGCAATCTTACGTCCTTCTGGACTTAAATGAATAGTTGCTTCTAGGTTTTCGTCATACTCTATTTCAACTAAGCCATCTTCATATAATTCCATTAGGGATCTATTTACATATTCTGTGTGAGACTGCCATAATTCTGGAGCTAAAGTTTCTGCATCTTCGCTAATGGCATAAATAAGCTCTCCATTTTCGTCCATGCCCTCTAAAGTAACTGCACCTATTTCCATATAGTAGGCTAGTCTATCGGCATCGTATTGATCTTCTTCTTCGCTCACACCATCTCCTTTTGTGCAACAGGTAGGACTTGAACCTACGACTACCGAATTATGAGTTCGGGGCTCTAACCAACTAAGCTACTGTTGCCTAGTTTTATTATAACGTTCCGTCCTCATTCTTGTCAATAGTACTCTCAACTACTTGTTGTACATAATCAGAAAAATGTTTTCTTATACTACCAGTAGGCCTATTGCCAATTGACTTCCAAATTCTTTTATACTCTATAACGTTTGCAAAACTTGTTGGGCAAAGTATAACACCTTGATATTCTTTTAATGTAGTAGGCAGAGGTACATGTTTTCCACAACACTTGCATTCTTTAGCCCGCTCTTGATATATGCTCATATTATTTCCATTCCTTCTAGTGCATTTGATAAGTGTTGAGGCATTCTCGGTGCTCTTATCATATTAATAACATTTGTATCATCTTCATCTTCTCTGTCCCACTTTAGAGAACTGTATGTATGTATATCTATTTCTTCATTATTAGAAGGCCTGCTTCTTTTAATGGCATTAAATATAGCACCGCATACAGCATCAGCTAAATCTTTAGAACCCTTTCTAGGGTGATCAACTTTATCTCTCATAATTTTAAGCTGAAGCAATTCATCTATAAGCAGTGGGATGTGGGGTCCGTCTAATCTGTCTTCTGCTACAACCATTGCCATATCGTCATAGTGCTTTTTAGCAACAGATAAAGTTTCTGTATTAATTCCATACTGCTTTAATTGCTGCATCATGTCGTGAGAGTTCCATCTATCAAATGTACATATTCTTACCTTAAAGCCCTTTGATCTTAAAGACAAGATATAATCTTTTACTTCTGTAAAGTCTACTGATTTGTCTGGAGTTGGAGTCCAATACCTTACAACATCTACTTCAACAATTGGTGCTGGCTGAGAATAGGTATCTGTTACCTTAACATTAACCCACTTCTTTACGTGTGCCATTGCCACTGCACAATGGTCATGCTTTTGTGCAAGGTCAACGTGGATAAAGTATTCTTTATCTGGATCTGGCGCAAACCAATCTTCAAATCTTCCAAAGTTATCTACGGCTAGTGCAGTGTTCTTGAAGGCATTCTCAATCTTTTCTCTAGACTTAAAAAATGCGTCTACTGCATCTGTTGGCATACAGGCAAATCTTCCTAACGCATCTGTGTAATTTTTGTAGAAAGCAACCTTAAAGTCTTCAATTTTTCTTACTGGATTAACTTCCCACGTAGGTCTTTTTAAAGCGTACATCTTAGGATACTTGTATGAAATGATATGGTCTTCTTCCCACTCAATATCAAATTCATTCCCTTCAGTTCCATCTGGAAGGTCTTCGTCTAATTTAAAATGATGAGTTCTAGTTACAACTTCTTTTTCTGCAACGACGTCGTCGTATCTTTGCTGTATATAATCATTCTTATATCTAGGAAATGAAAGAAGAATTACTTTACCAAAATCTGGGAAACGTGAGTCTACTGATGCCCTATACATATCATATATAGCCCCACCAGTTTTAGCCTGCTCGTGGCCGCTTGTATTTTCTGTGGCAAAGCCTGAGATCTCATCAAGAATGATTACGATAACGTTATATCCTTCCCAGGCCTCACGCTCTGAGTGACCTGAGTGTACTGTTATGGCTTTATCAAATTTCATCTCAGAAGCTTTTGCTTCATACTTCCCAGTAAACCATGGCGACTTATCTATTCGTGTCTTAAAACCCTTAAAGAATACGTTATTTGCCTGCTGCGAGTTGATTGCAATATTGATAATATCAATTGAGTCTCCAGGAGGCTTTCCATAATATGTTGCTGGATCTTTAAGGCACAACAATAAATAAACTATATATGCTACTGATATTGTAGAGCAGTAATCTTTTCCAGATCCTTTTCCCAGCTGAGCAACTATTTCGTTAGCCGTCTGCTTAAACATTCTAACGCCTTCGTCTTCACCAAACAATTTAACCAACGTAGACTCTTTATAAATCTGTGAGCTTTTTTCAATAAGAGTGTATTGGTGTTCTGATAGAGGTGGTAGTCCCAAATAATCTGGGCTTTGCACAAACGTTCTTAAGTCTACGGGGCGTTCATCAAACTCTTCGCCATCTAGCATGTCAATCAGATCATTAAAATCAAGATCCACTTGTGACCTCCGCATCAATAATAACAGGCTCGACTACTCCAGTTATTTGAGAAAGGCGCTTTGCAACCTCCATTTTACATTTAGGGCAGGTAGCCGTAACTTCTTTTAATATCTTTACTAGTATGTCTTGCTTCTTTTCTGTCTCCGCAATTTGTGTTGCCAGCTCTGCATTATCAAGTAGTCCTACTTCTTGAAGCATTCCAATTCGCTTGCCTTCAATATCTGCAATTAGTTTTAATGCGCCAGACTTAACATTTAGCTGACCCTGTGTATCCGCATCCTCTACAGTTTTCCAAGCTTCTTTAATAAGCATTGCGTAGTGTCGGTCTGCTCCAGATATAGCCTCTTTAGCCCTGTCACGGGCCGCTGTGTCGTTGTGAGCAACTGTCTTCCACTCATCTATCAACTCAACTACTTCGGCCCTCTTAAAGCCTGTTATGGCGGCGATTTGGGTAGGGTTATTACCTTTAAGCAATTCTGACACAACAGTGTTCATGCGGTCAAAATGGTGGGTCAACTCTATATCAGACATATACTAGAGTATACTCTTAGTCGACTGAAATAGCAAGTTTCTTAGCAATTTTAAGCAGGATCAAATAACCAATCATGTCATCAATATCGTTATCTCCTGCAAATCCTGAGCCATTCTTAATTCTATTTATCTTATCATCAATACGAATTTTAATTTGTTCTTGATTATCCGCCTGAGAAAATATTCTAATTGGGGACAAGGCCGAGTCTCCGTATGATATATTCTTTTCAATTAGCATCCCTGCTATTTCAAGACACTCTGTAATAATCTTATTGCCTGATGGGGCAGATGTTGCCATTAATTGAAGATCTGTAACCCACATCTGATAGCCTTTTTCTTTTTCTGGATATGCCGCCATTTTATTCTCCATCTCTATTGTATATATCTGAGTCTATCCACCAGTCCTCAAATATTTTTCCTTCATGATCTACATTTTCTTTTACAAGAACGTAGTTAAACTTTTTAAATATTTCTTTTGCCTTTTCTTTTACTATAAGATTGTTTTGATCTGCATAAAGGTCATGTTCAAATGTTACAATAGAGAACCTATATCTGTCAAGCGGTAGTGCCTCTAGAGCTTTTAAAGACTGGAATGCAGGCTCAATGTCTATTTGTAAATAATCTATGCGATCTGGAAAATTATTGTTTTCAAGATACTCTAGGTAGTCGAAGGTGGTTGCATCGGCAGTTAAACATGGATTAGATCTATTTGAATTATATTCATCTGATCTTTCTTTGTCTATTTCTAATGCCACACCACTCCACCCATAATGTGTTTCTAGAAGATAGGTATTGCTGTCATATCGAGAGTGGTATCCGCCTATCTCTAAGTAATATCCGTTTCTCTTTTCTTTTAAAGAGCTAAGCACAAATGATTCTTGCCCTGCCTGGCTATTACTACCCTCATAAATTTTCATCTTTTTTTAATCAATCCGAACTGGTCTAGGTATCTCTGTATAGTCATAGCAGATACATTACATTCTTTTCCTATTTCTGTTACCGTTTTCTTTTGAACTACATATCTTCTATATAGCCACTCTTTACTTTGATATAGCTTCATCGTTCTGTTAGAACCTTGTTAGCATAATGAGCAATTCCAAATGAATCCGCTACGTCGAAGTCGTTTAAATTAATGCTATATTTTTTATTAAAGTATTCTACTGTTCTTTGTTTACGCATATTACGTAGCTGAGTTTTATACCAAGAGTCTGCGTAGCCTGGATTCTTTGCTCTTATACCCGCCTTCTCATCCTTTGTGGGGTTCTTGTTTCCAATGTATGCTTGCCAAGAACTTGGAGAAATTGTGATAACGCTAGAGCCAGTAGCCATAAGCTCAGCAATAACTACTCCGTAAACATAAGATAGTTTTATTACAGCATCGGGAGATCTTACAAGGATAGCGCCCTCTACAGCAATGTAGTCACTTTTTAACTCATCAAGCATTGCATGCATTTTAACCTTAGCATCATATATCTTTTCGTATATGTCTGAGCCAACCAGATCAACCTTACCCCACTTAAGAGGAATATCGTTTTCCATTAGGCAAAAAGCAATTGAGTTTGTAGAGGCGTCTATACCTAGCACCCTATTAGCCTTAGTCTTTACAAGGTCAGCTAATTTCATTTAGCCTGTCCAATATAGTAGATCTTTGCGTAATGTCTATTTTTTTCTGGCAAGATGCACAAAGAGTAGTGTCATTATATCTGCTAAGCTGTGCCCCGCATTTCTTACAGCCACGAGTTGCGCCCTGCCTAATTGCTTTCTTTTCATAATACTTTTCCATAATTCTTTTATTTGTTGCAACTCTGCAGCACTCGTCATTATGGTATTTTTGGTTATGTGTTTTTGGTTCAAACTCCTTAGCACAATCTTTGTTAGCGCAAATCATGTCTTGGGTACCGCAAACAATTCTATCTGAACGGTTCCGACTGGAGTTTCTTTTGAATAGCATTCTTTCTTTACTGGACAATATGTGCAGGGTAGCTTATACTTGGATGCTCCTGCTGGCTTCATTGGAAGATCGCCATCCTTAAAGTTATCCCAAACTTCCATCATCCAGATAAAAGTATCTTCAATTATCTTAGTATTTTTTTCGTTCATTGAAATTGGAATAACTATAAGCTCTTGGGTATTCTTGTTTTCATATAAAAAGAATCCCTCTTTTGCATTCTTCAACTTCATGTACGTCAAAAGCTGTAGCATGTGGTTTGGAGTTGGTTTCATTTCAGATTGACGAGCATCCCAAACCTCTTGCTTAGCAGTCTTGATTTCACCGATAACAGTCTCTCCATCGTATTCCATAATTAAATCTATGAAGCCACGAATAGGAGGATAGTCATTAATAATTTCTTCTTCTTCCGCTCTCCACTCTGGCATAGTTTTAATTAAATTTTGAAGTCTTTCATGTGCCTGTGTACCTTGTGCCATGTTAGCAACGGCAACTGCATCATTATCATCAATAAACATTGCACCACTAAATGCCATATACCAATATCTAGGGCAAGTTCCATGGCCATACCCTAAAGAGCTAGGACTAAATGACTTCTTGGTCATGTCTCCATCAGGACGCTTTGTATTTCTATACGCTTCATCAAGCAATGTGGCAAACTTTTCTGGGTCAAAGAACTTACCTGTATGCTTTTTAAATTTAAGATTCTTTACTATGTCTCTAGCCATTGTTTGGCACCCACATTTTTTCTTTTCCTTTATTGTGATATCTAGCCATAACAAACAATAAGTCTGATAGACGATTTAAATACTTAGCAATGTTTGGATTTACGTTTTCTATCTTCCAAACTTCACGCTCTGCCCTTCTTACAACAGTCCTTGCATTGTGCAGTGGTCCTGTTGGTAAAACAAAAGATCTTAAAGGTTCTAGATATTCATTATAGTCAT